GTCTTCCTCAGCTATCATGCCCTTCATCGCCAAGAGCCGATCCAGTTCGGCCTCAACCAAACCAATGGCTCCCAAGACCTCAGGAACTACTGAAGTATCGTATATAGAATCCAACAAGCCGCCGTCGTCCTGTTCACCGGCATCGTCAAGGAATCCAAAATCGATTCCCATGTCCTGCATTTCTTGCCTCAATTGTTTTATCTCTTCCCGAACAGCCGCATAGGCTTTTATTTTCTCAGCTACTAAAGTCGTACTTTGACCTAAGGCACGGGCTTCTTCGGACTGCATTGCCAACTCTTTTTCCATTGCAGACAATCTCTCCCAACCCAGTTCTTTGGTGATTTCTAAATGTGACTTTAAAGCCGCGTCTTGTCCTTTTTGTGCTTCTTTGAGTTCCCTTTCTGCCGCTACCTGCTTCTGCAACAATTTAATGTATTCGTCTTTGAAAACTTCAACTTTAATCCGTTTTCGCAATGCTTCCAAATACTCTTCAATCGCTTCAGTATTATGTCGTATTAATTCACCTTCCTTACTCAAGGTCCCGTTGTACTCCGGCAGAATTTCTTTTAACTTCTCGATGGCCTTGATCCGCTCCCGGTTTGAGATGTTCTCATCTTCAATAATTCCTACTAAGTACTCAACTTTAGCAGCTTGTGTGTCATATGCGTCATTAACTCTAGCCGCAATCCTTTCTTGTTCAGACAATCCTTCCGTAGCCAAACTCGCAACTCTATGAAATCCAAGTAAAGCCGTGGTAACTGCTGCAATGGCCGCGGCCAAAGCCAAGACCGGATTAGCAAGAATTATCTGCGTGAATCTTGATATCACCAAAAGAGCCGGGCCAAATCCCGCAGTTAAAGCCGCCAAGGTCACAACGACTTTCTTTTGTGCGTCATTTAATGCTTCAAATTTTTGGGCTATCCCAGCCAACTTGCCGGCTACCGTTTCCAAAATTGATGAGACCGGGCCCTTTAACGCTTCCCCGAACTGGACAAATGTAGCTTGTAAATTTGATACGGCTGTATCAAGTTTAAACTGAGTGGTATCCTTTATAGCTAAAAACGCACTATTTAAAGAACCCGTGGAATTTGATAACCTTTTAAATATCCCCACGTTTTCTTCGGCGTTTGCCCCCATAATGTCAAGCACACCAAGCAATGCCCTGATATTGGGGTACACCTTGGCGATGGCGTCCTCTCCAAATTGATTTGTTAGTTGACGTAAGAATTTCAAGGCCTCAATCAATCCGTCTTCCCTAATAATCCTCCGAAGTTCTCCGGCAGACGTCCCCATATCTCGTAAAGCTTTTTCGGCTTCTACACTGGGATTCAGAGTCTTGGTCAAAATGGCTTTGAGCTGAGTGGCAGCCGTAGCGGCGTTAGTACCTGTACGGGTCATAGCGGCAAAAGAAGCACCAACCTGATCAAAACTTAACCCCATCTCAGCGGCTACCGGAAGCACAAATCCCATGGCTTGGGCGAGGGAGTCGGCCTCGGCCTTACCTTCCCTCACCGTAGCCGTTAGGATGTCTGTGGCTTCAGCAGCACTTAGGTTTTCCTTACCAAAGGCGTTCATGGCGGAAGTCACCAAGTCCGCAACTACTTTGGTTTCACCCATACCTGCGGCGCTGGCTTTTGCCGCCATTTCCAAAACCTCCATGGATTCAGCCCCACGTATACCAGCAGAAGTAATAAAGAATAAGGCGTCAGCGAGTTCCGTGGGACCCCGTCCAACGGATCGGGACATATCCAAGACTTGGCTGTTCCACTCCTGAACCTGTTCGGAGGCAACACCAACTAAACCCTCAATTTTCTGCATGGAATACTCGAAGTCCTTCTGCATTTTCACAGCGGCGCCCCCGGCAATGGCCATGGGAAGTGTCACAAAACGCGTCATGGAACGCCCAATAATCATTGCCCCTGCTCCAAATCTACGCATGGCACCATTGGCTTCGTTGATACCCCCCACAAAAGGTGCCGTGTTGAGACCTAAAGTCGCAACGAGTTTCCCTATGTCCTGAAATCCTGCTGGCATGTCTTATTTCTTTTTCTTAGGTTCCACTTTGGGTTTGTCTTTATGAGCCTCAGCCAAAGCGTAAAAGATTGCCTTCATTTCCTCTACCGTTTGTACTATGGGCTCCTCCCACTTAAATCCAATCAGTTCCTCGGGTTTCGGAGGTAGTTTTTCAATACGAGCGGCATACTGTGAAAGCCAAGCCTCAAAACGGGTGTGGATCATTTCCTTTTTGAAATCCGCCTCCCGTCTTTCATTTGCGGTTTGCACCATGTTGTACAACTCCACGGGTGAAAGCACGTAGAACTCCTCGTAGCTTATCCCCAAATAGAGTACCGCGGAATTAGCGAGTTCCTCAATTGTTACTTCTCGCTCGTTTGCCCCCCTACCTCCGGAAACTTTTCCTGTAATTCTTTCCTCAGGCTTGCCTTTGTTAGCATATCGGAAACCTCAAAAAAGCATTCTTCCAGGGCTATTTCCATATCCGCCATCTTGAACTTAAACTCTTTTTTATCAAGTATATGTCCAATCTTTAACGAATAATACAGCAATGGTTCATAGAGCGAGAGGTCGTCCTGCATCGCTGCTAATCCCTTTTTGCTGTGTTTCTGTAAATTTTTTAGGGCGTAATACCCCACTTTGATTGGGTGTTCCTCACCCCCGAACTTGATGTAATCTACTGGTATCATGGTTAACCATTTTTAAATTAAACAATAAAAACCAAACCTCTGATTAAGGTATGGCTTATTATGATCCACTTCCACTATTGACAGTAACCTGTCCCGTGATCTTAATGGTCACGGTAGAAGTAACCTTGTCATCAGTGGGAATCTCGATAGGGCATTCAGTGACCAGACCCGCGAACTCAAGGGTTGTATTCTCGTCATCCGGCAAAACTATCTCGTAGTTCTGGGCCGAATCATCCTCGAAATCGTCCTTCATCGTATCATACGTTGAACGAGTGAAGTTCATGGTCAACTGCAAAGTCCCCGCGTCGCGGAACCCCGCGATAAACTCTCGATACCCTCCAGTGGAATCGAGCGAAGTCACGTCAATGGTTTCGCGCGTCATAGAAGGTCCGCTAATGGAATTGACCTCGGCGATATTCACCCAAGCACTTCCACTCCAACGACGGAATAGCGTACCAACACCTGAAAACGCATTACTCATGTTTCCTCCTTTCTATCAGCGACGCTGACAATTGAAATTAATAAATATAATTGCCCTGTCATTTTCGTCCCAGTGTGATAGGGCAGGTTCCCCCATCGCTTGGATGACAGTATATAAAGTCCCGTTCCACTCCTCTTGTGCCCGATTGTGTAACGAGTCCATTATATCATAAGCCAAAGCCATACCCACTTGATAACTGTTATTTTTTATCCGTATCTGTATGGACGGTCGGTAGTACTTGACGCTCCTATCATTAGTGGAGTCCGGCGGGAGTCCCATCATATCGTAGATGGTCACGGTATCGTCGATTCCCGCTGGCTCCTTTGAGATAAAGAGGTCAGTCGCAAATGTTAGTCCCAGACTGCTGTCGTCCACTAACATATCTTTAATATCTTCAGAAGTAAAGTTCATCCCGTACGTAAATTTTCACCCATAATTCTCAAAACCTGATCTGTATTTCGTGCAATAGCTTTTTCAAACCACTGACCCCCGGATCCCGGACGCGACCAATTTGTAGTGGCATCGTTGTATTGATGTACAAACGGTGCGTAATTAACGCCGGGGTACCCAAAGGTGACCGATACATTATTGTAATTTGCTATGGATTCCCACCCCGCACGCATCTGTCCGGTATCCACTGGCGTCAGGGGGCGGGTTTTCTCCATATCGTGACGGATGTACGCCACAGCCCGTAAAAGACCCCCCATACTAAGTACGGTGTACTGTTTAAGAGCCTTATTGAGATTGGCCGTGACCCTCTCAACCCCCTGTAGATGTACCCCAGTCTTCGCCATTATATTGAGCCTTTAGCCAAAATCTTATTCAAGTGGGCTTTGTACACGAACTCCGTGGTGCTTCCCAGCCTGGGAACCTTCACCGGAGAAATTATGCGATAGGCGCCGTCCATGTTCTTGGGATCGGAGTCTATGTTGGAGTCCGTGGAATATCCCGCATATATGTAACTGCCCTCAGTTACTTCTTGGGTGAACCACGCGCGACCCACCCACGAGGTGATCTCCCCTTCTTTGTCCACCAACATCTCCTTGGCGGTTTCCACCCGGGCGTCGAGGTCAACTGGGGCTGCAAAACTGTCCTTACCGTAGCCGTCGCTTCCCGTCTTTCTCCAGTACACGACGTTCTCCACCAAATGCTTACTTATGAATCCCGGCGTAGTCATTATTCAAAACTTGTTATAGCAGTGATCTTGATGGCTTTCTTCCCGGCTTTCCCCAGTCCACCGCAGGTATCCAGCATCATGGCCGCTTGTCCGTATATCGTGCTTTGCATCTTCTCCCCCGAGAACACATCGGCGTAGGTCACACCGGCATCCCCAAGTTTCTCTGATTTTATGGGCATAGCCCCTGAGCCGGAACCCGGCAACAGGGCAAGCAAGTGCGCCGTCAGTTGTCGTTCGATTTCCTCCAAAGTCGCATCACTGAGCCCACAAGTGACGTGCGCCGTAACCACCCGGTTGGCCACGTCTATCCAAATGTCTATCTGATCATCGGTTAACGTGGTGGTGATGATCTGTTGTACTTCTGCCGCTGTTGTTCGTGCCATGTCCTATCTTTTTTGTTTTGCTTTCCACAGTCGAGGCTCAATGAATTCCTTGACTTCTTTCTCTTTCCACTCAAGGCCTAGCCATCCCACCATTTCCCGAACCTGTCGGTAGTCGCCTTCCACCATGCGTTCCGGCCAGACCTGCATTGTGGGGAGTCCCGCCATGATCATTTCCTCGAAACGCTTCTCATGTTGATGG